GGAAGATTGAAAAAGAGAGATTTAGAGGGCATACCAGGTTTAGACTTAACTAGATTTCATGTAATAGGAAGTCAACAAGGAAAAATATTACATGCTGAAGAATATTTACAAATAGCAGAAAGAATCATTAATGAAATACCAGGGTGTGTTCTAATCATAGACTCCTATTCTGCTTTGTGTACAGAAGCAGAGATTACTAGCGATATGGACAAAATGCAAAGAGCAGATGGAGCTAAATTATTAGCAAAATTTTGTCGTAAAGTTGCTAATGTTATTCCTGTTAATAAGAATATTGTAATTGGAATTACGCACTTAATGGGTAATCCAACTGGATATGGTGCAGAATTTAAGGAGAAGAGTGGACAGGCTATTGCGTACCAAACAGACATAAAATTACGAGCAAAAACATTTAAGCCTTGGATCATAGGAACCGATAATACTCAGATAGGACAAGAAATAGAATGGCAAGTTGTATGCTCTGCTCTCGGACCTCCAGGGGCTACAACAACAAGCTATATCAGATATGGCCAAGGTATAGATAGATGCACTGAACTGATTAATCTTGCATCAGATGTTGGTATTATAAATAAAGGCGGAGCATGGTATACTATCACAAACTTGGATGATAAGCCAAAATTTCAAGGTACTGAAAAAGTTCGAGCATTTCTTCTAGAAAATGCAGAAGCATATTCTAAAATAGAGCAAGATGTCAAAGGTGTTTTAGGGTTGAAATGAAGATTATAGATTTGGATGGAAATATCCATACTTGGCACTTGACAGGTCATATAGCAAAGGGTAAACTGACTAACAAGTCATCTCTTCATTTGATGGCGAGAAAACTTATAATTGATGCTTTTCCAACTTTACAAATTTTGGAAGAAGTTTCTATACCTTTAAGAAAATCAGAAACATTATATCTAGATTTTTATTTACCGTTGCCAAAATTATGCATAGAAGTTCATGGTGAACAACACTTTAAATTTGTTCCATTTTACCATAACAATATGCTAAGTTTTCTAAAATCACAAAAAAGAGATAAAGAAAAAACAGAGTGGTGCGAGAAAAATAATATCAGACAAATTGTACTGGCTTATGATGAATCAGAATCAGAATGGAAAGAAAAACTAAAATATGACTAAAACAACTCAAGAAGAAATACAGTATTGGGATAAAATATTAGATGATTATGAAAAAACATTATCTTTACCAGAATATGGATCAGGGTGCTCTGTACCAGAAGCAGAGATAAATAATTATCTTAGTATGTCAAGAAATGAAATAGAAAAATTAAATCCAGAAGATTGTGCTCAAATAGCATATAGATTATCACAGTTTGGATTTTATCTTCAAAGAAGCTTGAACAGAGAAATAGCAAGACACAATTGGGCAGAAGAAAGCATAAAAGAGACGATTGCCGATGAAATCAATAATTATAAGGGATATGGTTTTTTGGAAAAATCTTTACAGGCAATTAAACATAATGATAAGGCATCTGGTCTCAATAAAATTAAAAAATATGCTCAACAACGAATGGATAGACTGAGTTATTTAGCTAATAATATAAAAAACTTATCAGATATACTTCTATCTATACAAAGAACGAAGGTGAAACATGCCTCTTGATAATAATGATATCAAACAACTAATAGCCATTTTACAAAAAGGTCTAAGTACAGAAGAAAATATAGAAGACGAGTCGCCTACTGAAGAAAAACCTAAGCGTAAACGCGGAAAAATACAACCAAGCGATGTTTCTGTACAGAAGACACAAACTAGACATAAAAAAACAAGTTCTGATAATAAATTTGATTTGATGATGGAAAAAAATTTACACAAGGAAGATACTGCCATAGATAAGTTATTATCAAAGTATCCACCAACATCACGATCACGAGAATTTTCTCCGGTTGATGTTAGATGTAGGGTATGCGGAACACAAGAAAGCATAAACCCTGCACTATTAAGTGATGCGCCGAATAGATACAAATGTAATAGATGTTCAAAGGAGCCCGGTTAATGGTTTTATGTGATCCTTCCGCCGAGAGAGCGGTGCTTAGTTGCATTATGCAATATGGCGAAAAAGCATATTTTGAAATTAATGATATTATAAATGAGGCATGTTTTACTATAGATAGTAATCAGCTCATATACAGCTGCATCAAACACATATTTGCTAATAATCAGGCCAATACTCTTGATATAGCCTCTGTATACTCTGCTGCCCAAGATTTGGGCATGTCGCATATTCTTAATAAAAAAGAAGAAGCACAACATCTTAAAGCCATTTTAGATTTTCCTGCAAATATAGATAATATAAATCAATTTGCTACTAAAATTAAGAAGCTAGAGATAGCCAGATCTTTACACAAAGAATTAGAGAAGGCACAAGAAAAACTTTTAGATGTTACTGGTTCTGAGCCAATCTCATCTATATTATCAATAGCAGAAGACACACTCTTAGATTTTGGATCTCATCTGTCTAATGATAGTGAGCCAAGAGCAATAGGCCAAGGCATTGATGACTATATAGAATATTTAAAGAGTAATCCTGTTGATCAGATAGGTATATCAACTGGCTTTCCAATATATGACCATGCTATCGGTGGCGGCCTTAGAAAAGGTACGGTAAATATTATTGCTGCTAGACCAAAAGTTGGAAAAACATTGCTAGCAGATAATATTGGTTTTTTTATAGCCAATAAACTTGGAATTCCAGTATTGAATATGGATACCGAAATGAGCACCAATGATCATATCCATAGAATATTAGCTATGATGACAGAAACAGAAATTAATAGTATCGAAACTGGTAAATTTTCTACAATACCAGTAACAAACCAAAAAATAAAAGATGCTACAGAATCGCTTAAAAATACAAAACTGTATTATAAGTCTATCGCTGGTAAGCCTTTTGACGAACAGTTGAGTATTATGAGAAGATGGTTGTGCAAAGATGTTGGCCTTAATCCTGATGGCACGGCAAAGGACTGTGTAATAATTTATGATTATTTAAAACTAATGGATAGTGCTGGCATTAGCCAAGATCTGAAAGAATACCAAATACTTGGCTTTATGATGACCGCTCTTCATAATTTTTCGGTTAAATACCAAATACCTATATTAAGTTTTATACAATTAAATAGAGATGGAATAACCAAAGAAAGCACCGACACCGCATCAGGATCTGATAGAATTATCTGGCTATGTAGTAATTTTACTATATTTAAGAGAAAATCAGATGAAGAAATGGCAGAGGATTCTGGTAAAAGTGGAAACAGAAAACTAGTCCCATTAATTTCTAGACATGGTGGGTGTTTAGATGACAATGACTATATCAATTTTCATCTTAAGGGCTGGTGTGCTAAGATCACTGAGGGACAAACAAAACTAGAAATATCTAATGGTATCAAAAACGAAAAAGATGGATTTATAGTAAATGAAGACAACGATGACGAAGAAATCAGTTTCGTATAATCAACATAAATTAAAATTATTATCAGATAAATTATGTGATAATATAGAATCATTGCTTGATTATTTTGGAATCGAATATAAAAGATTATCAAAAATGATCACAATGAGCTGTCCTATTCATGGCGGAGACAATGCATCTGCATTAAATCTGTATCCTGAAGGGGACACATATAGAGGAAATTGGAAATGCAGAACGCATAATTGTGAAGAAGTTTTCAAGTCTTCTATAATTGGTTTTATTAGAGGTGTTATATCCCACAATAATCATAATTGGACTAAAAATGGGGATACTGTTTGCTCATTTGACGAAGCATTGACTTTTGCACAAAAATTTATAAAACAAAATCTATCTGATATCAAAATAGATAAAAAAACTGTAGAAAAAAGTAGTTTTGTTAATACCATAAATTATATTAATACCAAACAAAATATTAATCAGTCAAGAGTCACAAAGCAACAAATAAGAAAGTCTTTAATAATTCCATCAAAATACTTTATAGAAAGAGGTTTTTCCGAAAGCATATTAAACAAGTATGATGTTGGTGATTGTGTCGCAGAAAATAAGGAGATGTCAAATAGGGCTGTTGTGCCAGTTTATGACATTGATTACAAATATATGGTTGGATGTACAGGAAGAAGTATTAATGAAAAATGTGATAAGTGTTCATACTTTCATAACGACACTTCTATATGTCCAGATGGAGAATATGCTTGGCTTATGTCAAAATGGAGACATAATAAAGATTTTAAAACACAAGAATACCTATATAATTATTGGTTTGCAAAAGACTTTATCAAAAAAACCGGTTGTGCTATTATCGTAGAAAGCCCAGGTAATGTTTGGAGATTAGAGGAATCTGGAATACACAATTCTGTGGCTATTTTTGGATGTTCATTATCCGATAAACAAAAAATGCTTCTTGATATTTCTGGTGCTTTAACATTAATATTAATTATGGATAATGATGATGCTGGCAAAAAAGCAGCAGAAGCTATGATGAAAAAATGTCAAAAAACTTATAATATACACAATATACAGATTAGTAAAGAAGACATAGCTTCTATGAACATAGAAGAAATTAAACAAGAAATATTACCCAAATTAGAAAAATTATCATTATGACAAAAATCATAGCATTTTCAGGAAGAAAACAATCTGGCAAAAGTACATCTGGTGAATATATTATTGATTATATTAAAAGAAATGATATACCAATAACATATAAATTATATAGTTTTGCTGATCCTCTAAAACAAGATATATGTATCAATCTACTTGGACTAACATATGAACAGTGTTATGGAACAGACGAAGAAAAGAATTCTTTGACTAGCCTAAAATGGGAAGATATGCCTGGGTATAGTCTAACATGGAATGTTTCTGGACCTATGACAGCGAGACAGGTTATGGAATTCGTTGGGACAGGAATTTTTAGAAAAATGTACAATAATATATGGGTAGATGCGACGATGTTGAAAATACAAAAAGAAAATTTTGATTTAGCAATTTTATTAGATAATAGATTTCCTAATGAAGTTGATAGTGTTTTAAAAAATAATGGATATATTATTAGATTAACCAGAGACCCATATCACTCAGACGCTGAACCAGAAGTTGCTTTAGATCCGACTAATTACAATTGGACAAATTTTAGTTTAATAATAAATAATGAAAATATGTCTAATGATGAAAAAAACAAAGAAGTTTTAAATTTTCTTGCAGATAAAGGAATACTACCATTATAATAACCTATTTTAGATCTTCTAGTTTCAATGCTCATTCTATGTGTGAGCAACAATATTTTATTGAATATGTTCTTGGATGGCGAGGTCCATCTGGCCAAAAAGCAGATAAAGGAACAATAGTACATAAAGTATTGGAAATACTAGCTGTTATGCAAAAGGCCAAGCAAGAAGGTCAATCATTAATTACTGATGAAATAGTAGGTGCAGTAGATATTAATAATTATAATCTTGATAATCTAATAGATATAATCTATGAACACTACTCCTCATCTGCGAAACATCATAAATGGTATCCAAAAGACAAAAAAGATTGCTCAGAATGGGTTTACAAGGCCATAAATTTTAATGATGGTATGTTTGATCCAAGGAATAGAAATATTTTAGAACCAGAACAACATTTTGACTTTACGATAAATAAACCGTGGTCAAATTATTCTTTTAAAACGCCTGATGGCGTGATCTCTGGCAATCTTGCTCTTAAAGGAACAATAGATTTAATAACTCTAGTTAATGATAAAACTATAGAAATTATCGATTGGAAAACTGGGAAAAGGCTTGATTGGGCTACGGGACAAGAAAAAACACAAGAAAAATTAGAAAACGATCCACAATTAAGAATATATCATTATGCTATTAGTCAATTGTATCCAGAAATAGAACATATTATTTTTTCAATATATTTTATCAATGATGGAGGACCATTTTCAATATGTTTTGATAAAAGTGATCTAAAGAAAACTGAAGACATGCTTAGACAAAAGTTTGAAATTATCAAAGCATCAAAAAGACCAAAACTTCATAAAAGCTGGATGTGTAATAAATTATGTCATTTTGGTAAAACTAATTTTTCCGAATCTAATATATTACCAATATTAGAATACAGAGACAATCAACTTTGTAAGCAGGGAGAATTTATGACAAAATGCGAACAAATCAAACACGATTTGGAGTTGCACGGAATGGATTTCGTGGTACAATCATATAAGCATCCAAACCACTCGTTTGGAAAATACAAGGCACCAGGAAGCATAGAGGAGAATAAATGATGGACGTGATTAAGGAATATATCCCTTTACACGTCCATTCCTAAGTGACTCATTATTCACTTTTGGATGGACTAAGCAAACCAGAACAAATAGCTAAACGATGTCAAAAAATTGGTTCCAAAGTTTGTGCTATAACAGATCATGGAACAATATCTGGGGCGGTGCAATTCTATGCTTCAATGAAGAAGTATGGAATAAAGCCAATATTAGGTTGTGAATTATACATCAGCAACGATGATTGCACAATAAAAACTCCAGAAAATTCAAAACTAAGTCATTTTATAGTATTAGCGAAAAATTATCATGGATGGAAATCTCTGATTAAGATTATCTCTAAATCAAATACTCCAGATATATTTTATCATAAACCAAGAATAGATACAGATACCCTGCTGAAATATTTAGATGGTAATATTATTGGTTTTGCTGGACATTTAGGTTCTTTAATTGCTAATAGTATTAAAAATCAAGACTCTAATGCAACAATTAATCTGATACAAAAATTAAAGAACGGATTTGGAGAAAATAATTTTTTTCTAGAAGCACAATTAATTGATCAAGAATATAATAAAGATCAAATTGATCTTACAAATGAAATTAGATT